GGGCTTAATTCTTTTTTAGTAACAGATGGTGATTTCCTTTATCTCGATAATGATAATATTTTTATTTCGAGAAATGAAAAGTATACGAAGGCTAGAATTGGACGAGCAAATGTTCTATTGCCTTTTAAAGATGATGGGTATTAGGAAAAGTTAAGAGGCGGTTAACCCCGTCTCTTTTTTAATCCCATAACAAACGAATGAGAAAAGGCAGCTAAATAAAAACTTTCTTGTGGATAGTTGTTGACATACGGTGCACCGTATGGTATAATATATACATAAGGAGGTGAGATACAGATGAGAGGCAGAAGCCGAAAGAAAAAGCCCGATAGCAAACTCAAGACTTGGCTGGTCGGAGTGCTAACGGACTTAATAGTAGGAATAATCCTTCTATTCATTTCAAAGCTACTCAAGTAGCGGAGAGGGGCGAAAGCCCTTCTCTTACAACTAATTATAACACACTCATCTGTATAAAATCAATATGTCAGATAATTTAAGATTTTTAGGTATCTTCTTCATCGCCTTGGCATGTGCGAGACTGGCAATAGGCTTGTATTGTATGTGGAGGGATAGCCGTGGAAGAAAAGAAGATTAGGTCACAGGACAAATGGAACGCAAAAGCCGGTCTGATCAGTAAATCCTATAAACTGAAACGAGAATTGACAGAACAGTTCGCAGAGGCCTGTGAGAAGGCAGGAGTTAGCCAGGCAGGCCAGATTACCAAAATGATGAAAGAGTTTATTGATGAACTGAATAAGTAGTACAGAGAAGCATTCGGGAAACCGGGTGCTTTTTCTATTGCATGAAAATGTTTTGATACCTAAAACGACGAAAGGAAGTGAGACTGATGGCGTTGACAGCCAAACAGAAAATATTTGCGGATGAGTACCTGATTGATCTTAATGCCACCAGGGCTTACAAGGTGGCGTATCCCAGGGTCAAGAAGGATGAAACGGCTAGAGCAAACAGCAGCCGAATGCTAACAAATGCTAACGTTGCCGTTTATGTTGAAAAGCGCATGAAAGACCGGGAGAAGCGTACTGAGATCACACAGGATATGGTTTTAAAGGAGTTAGCAAAGATAGGTTTTGCAGATGTCACTGACTTTGTGACGATTGAAAGCAAAGGAAGCTATAAAGCAGTACAGGTAAAGTCCACAGGTGAAATGCCCGAGGATAAGCTGGGGGCCATTGCCGGCATTAAAGAAGGGGCTAATGGGATAGAGATCAAGCTGAATGATAAGGGCAAGGCCCTAGAACTGATCGGCAGGCACTTGGGTATGTTTAAGGATAAGTTGGAAGTATCCGGTACCCTGGAGACTGAGAAAACCAAGCTTGATGACCTGCTTGAGCAAATACATGGTGGTGATGGGGAATGAGTAATGAACGCCTACTTCTGTCAAAGAAGTACAAAGCCTTTCTAAAGTGTAATGCTCCGGTGGAGTTTTTAGAGGGGACAACGGCTGCGGGCAAGACTACGGTTGGACTGTTTAAATTTATGCTAAAGGTGGCAGAGAGCCCCAAGAAGCTGCACATCATTGCTGCAAAGGATACAGGAACCGCAGAGAAGAATATCATTAACAAGGATCTGGGAATCATTGATGATTTTGGCGTTCTGGCTGAATATAACGGAAACGGAACCAAAGATGATAAGATCCCCCACATTCTCTTCCATACTTCCGGCGGAGATAAGGTTATCTATGTAATGGGTTACGGAGATAAGAAGAAATGGCAGAAGGCTCTGGGCGGCCAGTACGGCTGTCTGTACATAGATGAGATCAATACAGCCGATATTGAGTTTGTACGGGAATCTGCCATGCGTTGTGATTACCTGATGGGTACGCTTAACCCAGATGATCCGAACCTGCCGGTCTACAAGGAGTATATTAACTGTTCCCGGCCACTTCCTGAATGGAAGGACGAGACACCAAAAGAAATACTGGAAGAATTACGAGAGGAACCAAAGCCCGGCTGGGTGCATTGGTTCTTTTCTTTTACCCATAATTTGGGTCTATCCAAGGAGAAGCTGGAAAACATTATCCGGAATACGCCGAAAGGTACTAAGATATGGAAAAACAAAATTGAGGGTCTAAGAGGTAAGGCAACCGGCCTGATCTTTAGTAACTTTGACCGGAAGAAACATGTGGTAAACAAGGATCACGCAAAACAGTTTATCCGTAATCAAAACAACCGCCAACAGACAGAATGGTTTGTACATTTTTCAGCCGGCCTAGACACATCATATTCCCAGAAGTCCCCGGATACCATTTCCATGAGCTTTATAGGTATCACCAATCGGGGAAACTGCTATGTGCTTGACGAGAAGGTTTACAACAATGCAGATCTGGGAATACCTCTGGCCCCTACGGATACGGTCCGTAACTATATTGACTTCCTGGATCGCAACCGGAACGAATGGGGATTTGCCAGAGATACCTTCATTGATTCTGCGGATCAGGCAACCATAACAGAGTTCTTAAAATATAAGCGCTTGAATGGCTGTGTTTATAATTTCAATGATGCATGGAAGAAAGAGCAGATTATCGACCGTATTATCAACCAGCTGAACTGGTTTGCTGATGCGGGAACAAAGCCATGTTTTTATATCGTGGATACTTGCGCCAACTACATCCGAGAGCTTGAAGTATACAGCTGGCTGGAAGGTAAGGACAATACGCCAGAGGATAAAAACGATCACATGGTAAACAGCGTACAGTACGCATGGTTGCCATACGAAGGCAAAATAGGAACAGGAAGGAGGAGTTCATAAATGGGTTGGTTTAAAGATATGTATTTCAAGTTGCTTAAGGTTGTACGAGCAAAAGAACGGCAGGTGGTTATAAAGGAACCGCTTTCCTTTCAAGGAAATGTACTAAAAAATAAGATCTGGTACCGTGGAGATCCGTCAGAGTTGGAACAGTTCTTTAAACAGACAGCTTACTGTGATGTGTTTAAGGCAAGGTTCTGGGCTTCCGTTCCGTTCCGGAAAGTAAGAAAAATTCATTCCGGTATTGTAGGGATAGTGGTGGATCGGTTTAAGGATATCATAACCGCAGATTATAATGATATCAGTTTTGGAGAAAAAGGAGACAATCAGCCTTTAAAGGAATTATGGGATGAGATTACAAAGGATAATGACTTTGAAGGGCTCCTGGGTGAAGCGGTGGCTGGCGCTCTGTCAGCCGGAGATGGTGCTTTCAAAATAAGTCTTGACCATGTCAGTAAATATCCTGTCATAGAATTTTACGAGGCAGATCAGGTTGAATACAAATACCAGCGAGGAAGACTATTTGAAATTGTCTTTTCCACAGCTTATCCTTATCCCAACAATGAAACAAAGGAATACCGTCTGGAAGAAACCTACGGAAAAGGGTATGTAACTTATAAGCTCTACGATGATGGAGGCGAGGAAGTGAAACTCAATACTCTTCCGGAAACAGCAATTTATGAGGATACTGCTTTTGATGGTGATTACATCATGGGTGTGCCCCTTATCTTCTTCACATCAAGCAAGTGGAAGGGGAGAGGCAAAGCACTGTTTGAAGGAAAGACGGACGATCTGGACGCCCTGGACGAGGTGATCAGCCAGTGGCTTGATGCAGTAAGAAAGGGAAGAGTGAACCGGTATATCCCAGAAGATATGGTGCCAAGAGATCCGAACACTGGGCAGCTCATTGAACCAAATGAGTTTGATAATGATTACATAGCCATCGGAGCAGTAAAGAAAGAAGGGTATAGCGATAAAATTGAGGTAGTTCAACCCCAGATATCCTATGAAGCGTATTTAAACAGTTATTCGGCCTTTATGGATCTGGTGCTACAGGGTATCATTTCCCCGGCTACTCTTGGTATTGATCTAAAAAAGACAGACAATGCCGATAGCCAGAGGGAAAAGGAGAAGATTACCATGTACACTAGGGGGACGCTGGTTAAGGTGCTTTGTAAGGTCCTCCCGGAGTTAGTAAGTAAAATCATGATGACTTATGACCAGATGCAGGAAAAAGCCCCTGGAGAATATGAGGTTTCCGTCAAGTTTGGGGAGTACGCAGCTCCAGGCTTTGATTCAGTAGTGGAGACTGTCAGCAAGGCCCGGACCAGCGGAGTCATGAGTATAGAAAAATCCATAGACGAGATGTACGGAGATACCTTGACGGAAGATGAAAAGTCTAAGGAGGTCAAGCGGATCAAGTTTGAGCAGGGGATCTTTGAAACAGAAGAATCTGGGCTTAATACGGAAGGAGTGAAGATGGATGAAAGTGAAGGTAATAAACCGCCTGTACAAAATGAGCCAGCCGGAGTATCAGGGGCTCCTGAAGGTAGCAAGTGAGCAGGTTCCTTTCGGTATTTACGCTGTGGAGAAAAAGGAATACGCGGAGCTCCGTTGTGATAAGTGCAAAAGTATTACGCAGCTGAAAGAGCTCACCCGGCAGTTCAAGGTTCAAGGGTATAAAGTTTTGGCAAACGGCAGGTGACAGCATGAATGAGTATGATATCACGGCTGCCTTTGAGGTCATAGAACAGGAACTAATCTCTTCCATGATCCGTAATATGGATCGTCACCGGGCCGAGGAAATCAAAGAGGGATACGATTGGTCTATGTGGCAGACTGAGCAGCTTAAGGCCCTGGAAAAATATAAACTGGAAAACCAGAAGAAGTACAGCAAACAGTTTAAAAGTATCAATGCTCAAATAGGAGAGTTGATCTGGCAGGCCAAACAACAGGGAGGGCTAAAGCAGGAAGAACAGATCCTCCGGGCTATCAAGAAAGGCTTTAAAAACTATAAGCCTGCTTCGGCAGCCATGCAGGCAGAGTTTTTCAAACTGAATACCCGGAAACTGGAAGCTCTGATCAAGGCAACCAGTAACGATATGAAGAAAGCAGAAACAGCAGTCTTGCGAATGGCAAATGACCAGTATCGTAAGGCTATTTTTAATGCCCAGGTATACGCTAATTCCGGAGCCGGGACTTATGAAAAAGCCATTGACATGGCAACTAAGGATATGCTTTCACGGGGCCTTAACTGTATTGAGTACAAAAACGGAGCCCGCCATACTCTGCCTGACTATGTAGACATGGCAATCCAGACGGCCAGCAAACGGGCATACCT